TGATACCTTCGGCGGAGGTTAATCTGGTGAAAACGGGGGAATTTAATCGTCGGCTTGCGGCGGCCAGGACGCGCAAAGAGACGAATTGGCGCTCCCTCTATCGTGACGTGATGCAGATATTCGCACCCCAGCGCGAGAACTTTTATTCTAACACGCCGGGAGAGAAACGTGGGATACGTGTTTATACGTCCCACCCGAATAACGCCTTAACGAAATTCTCCTCTAACATCCAGTCCTCCCTATTCCCCCCTTTTCGCAGATGGGTAAAGCTGGTCGTCGGCAATGCGGTGCCGAAAGACAAGCGCGAAGCCTTCGGCAAGGCGCTGGAAGAAATCGAGAACATCATGTTCGGCTTTATTTTCAATTCCAACTTTGATACGTCGGCTGCTGAAGCCTGCATCGACCTGGGTATCGGTACCTGCGCCATCCTTATCGAGTGGGATGCGGCGCGTGGCTCCCTGATATTTACCGCTATTCCGCTTAAAGATTTACTGATTGAGGAAGGGCCGCACGGCATATGCGATACCGTCTTCCGTGAATACAAAATGTCCGGCTCCAATATAGCGCGGACCTGGGGCAAGCACGGCACGGCCGAGCTGGAGCTTTCCGGAGAGAAATTAAAGCTGCTGGAAGACCAGCCTACACGTGAATTTGACGTGTGTGAGGGAACGGTCCCCATGCAGGTCGAGGTAGTCCGCAAGACGGGCCAGAAGGAAAAGGTCCAGGGCTTCCGTTACCTCGTCTATATCAAGGAATTGAGTGACGGGTATGTCGTTGCACGTGACCTCGAAGTGTCTCCCTGGGTCGTGGCGCGCTGGGCGAAGATGCCTGGCGAAACGTATGGCCGTGGCCCCGCGATCAATGCGTACAGTGACGCGCAGACGCTTAATCGCGTTGTGGAGCTGCACCTCCGCGACATGGAAAAGTCCATCGACCCCCCGCTTACCGCGGTCGATGACGGCATTATTAACCTGAATAATATTAAAATATCGTCTGGCGCCATCATTCCGGTCGGCAGCAACGGCGGCGGCCTTGCTGGCCCCACGCTCCAGCCCCTCCTGTCTGGCGGAAACGCACAAAAAACACAACTGGAACTCCAGCGCCTTGAAGCCTCTATCAATGACATGATGTTCACGGAACCGCTGGGTCCAATTAATGCGCCCGTAAAGACGGCGACCGAATTGTCCCTGCGTCAGCAAGAGCTGTCGAAGCGTATCGGCTCCTCCTTCGGACGCCTGATGTACGAATTTATGGGACCGCTGGTCAATGGTATCCTTTACACCCTGGACCGCGTCGGCAAGGTGGACCTTAACGACTTCCGTGTTGACGGAAATGTCCTGGCGCTCCAGCACGTTTCGCCAATCGCGCAGGCGCAGGACCAGGAAGACCTCGGCAGCATCATGCGGTACGCAGAATTTATGGTCACGACCTTCGGTCCGGAGATGTCTATGATGTTGATGAACGCGGACGCCTTATCGCAGACGGTGGCCGCGAAGCTGGGCGTACCGATGGACATACGGCCGACGGAAGAACAGAAGGCACAAGTGATGCAGTTAATTCAAGCAATGGGAGCAGCACAAAATGGTCAACAAGCGCAAACCAGCGGCAGAGCAGGCTCCGCAACAGGACAAGCAGCCGGTATTAGGGCGGTATAGCCCTTCCGAAGTGACGATGGCGGTCCGGTCCGCGCTGGTTACGCCGGAGGGTAAAACTCTTATGGCTATCCTCGACAAGAAATTTTATGATGTCGATACGATACCCTCTGGCGCCGTGGACGGTACTGCGCTATCCTTGATTATGGCTGTAAATGAAGGACAGCGACGTGTGGTTAAGTGGCTTAAACATCAACTAGAGAAGGATATGACTAATGACGGCAGCAGAGCAGGCAGCGACACAGGAGAGCGAGAATGGTATTGAAAAATCCCCCTCCCTCCTCAACCAGGCCGACACTGGAGCAGAGGCATCTGGAGCAGCAAAAACAGGCGGCGGAGAAGGCGGTCAAGAGGCCGCAAACGATGAGCGTCCTGCGTGGCTTCCGGAAAAGTTTAAAACCCCCGAAGACTTAGCTAAATCCTATGGAGAGCTTGAAAAAACCCTGCGAGAAAAGGGAAAGGTGGCTCCGGAAAAGTATGACGTTAAGGTCGAGGGTCTGGACCCGGCTGACCCCACGCTTAACGGCTTTCTTGATATGGCTAAAAAGTCTAACTGGAGCCAGTCACAGGTCGAGCTGGCGCTGAACTTCGCCCGCGAGAATGGGATGATCGGCCCCTTGACGAACCCGGCGGAGGAAATGAAGCAGTTAGGCGCAGACGCAAAGCAGATCGTCGAAACGGTTTCCTCTTTCGCCACCTCGAAGCTGACGAAAGATGAGCAGGCCGTATTCTCCTCATGGGTTACGACGGCGGCGGAAGCCCGCCTGATGAACAAGCTGGTCGGGATGTATGCTCCGAAGAATATGCCAAGAGGAGAGGCGACCCCACAAAAGACGATGGCGGCGATGGACGCAGAGCTTGGCTCCATTATCAGTAATCCGAATTACGGCAAGGACGAGGCGCTACAACACCGTGCGCTTGAACTTTCCGCAGAAATCTCTAAACTGAAATAACGCATACTTATTCTCATGGAATAACTCACACCCCAGGGGGCACCGTCCCCCTGGGGCTTTTTACGTGTTGCAAAAATGTCACACATAGCATATACTCATCACAGAGGAACGAACCGAACAAGCCCTTAATGGCCCGGCCCGTCCAGAAATGGAACTAGGCCGCTACAATGTAGCGATAACCTTTCCGAAGAAATACAGGAAATAGTTATTTAACCCATTAAAGGAGCGACAAAATGTCACTTACAATCGACCAATCCTTTGTTACGCTTTTTGAAAAAGAAGTGAAGCAAAAATATCAGGAAGGCCACCGCCTGCGTGGTCTGGTACGCGAAAAGTCCGTACCGGGCGCAAAGACGGTCCAGTTTCCCGTATTCGGCAAGGGCCTTGCCAAGCAGAAAGCTATCCATGATGACGTAACCCCGAATGATGTTGTTCATACCAACGTGTCGGTGGCTATGCAGGACTGGTATGCTGCTGACTATACCGACATCTTCCGCAACAACCAGATTTCCTTTGACGAGCGTCAGGAACTGGTTAAATCCTTGACGATGGCGATTGGCCGTCGCGTAGACAAGCTGCTGATTAGTGCACTTGCCGCCGCAACGTCTTCAACGATCATCGACGAAGACCTGGGCGGCCCTGACAGCGACATGAACTTCGACAAATTCCTGGCCGCTATGGGCGCCCTGGATGATGCCGGTGTTCCTGACGATGGCAAGCGTGTCCTGCTGATGAACCATCGCTCTTACCGCGCCTTGCTGACTGATGTAAAGTTTACATCGTCAGACTTCGGTCAGATCGAACGGTTTGCCGGCACTTCGCAGAACCCGAACGTCAAGCCCTACCTCGGATACAAAATCGTCACGATTGACGACCGTATCGAGCGTGATGGCTCCCGGCTGGGTCTGCCGAAGGATGGCATCACGAACATCGTTCAGGCTATGGGCTTCCATCAGGACGCTCTCGGCATGGGCTACAACATGGACCTGAAATCGGAGATTAACTACATCCCCGAAAAACTGGCATGGTTGACGACTGTTTGCTTCTCAGCAAACGCGGTCGCAATCGACCAGACTGGTATCGTCCGTGTTGAATGTGTCCAGGCTTAACCCCATAAAAGAAGGAGACTAACACTATGGCTTTCTCAATCGACAGATGGGCGCGGCACTCGTCACATAAAAATGACAGTGTTCCTACGCTTCACTCTTACTGGGAAGCAGCTACCCTCGCCGACATTGGCGCCGCCGGGTATCTGAACGCGGTAGCCGATGACCTTAAGATCGGTGACGCACTCCTGGTTAAGGGTTCTGACGGGACCGCTATGCGTCAAGTTACGGCGGTTACGCCTGACGTGACTATCGGCGCTCTCGCCGCTTAATGCTGCCTGCATAGTCCAGCGGGGGTGTAAAAGCCCCCGCTGGATATGCGATAAAAGGAGAGGACAACATGGCCGAAACAGATGTGTCGTTGTGCAATGTGGCCCTCCTCTCCGTCGGCGCTGACGAGATAAATAGTTTTGACGACAATCTCCGCGAGGCGAAGCTCTGCAAAAGTATCTATCCAATTATCAGGGAAACC